CATCGATCCAAGCACCTCGGCGCGCCTCACCAGTATCGGCGTTCAAGTCGAGTACAGCGACACAGCTACATCAGGCGACTTTGATACCCCGGTCGGTTCTGGGCCGGATGATGTCGAAGAGGCTGGCGATGGGACTGGTTTCGTCTCAAATAACACTTATGTCACCATCGAATCAAACACCACGGCTCCAAGCCGGAAGAACGCCGCCTTCCGGTTCACGGGTGTTACCCTACCAGGGAATGCGACCGTGATCAATGCCACGATGCTGCTTCAAGCTGTAGACGCCATTGACGACGATCTATATTCTGATGTGTATGGTGAGGATGCCGATAATTCTGTAGATTTCACCACGAACCCGAGCATCAATTCCAGGGTAAAGACGAGCGCTTTCGCCACCTGGATCATTGATGCAGCCGGAACGAACACCATCGAATCTCCCAATCTGGCCGAGATTGTCCAGGAAATCAAGGATAGGCCCGGCTGGGTGAGTGGTAATGCCCTGACCATCTTGGTATATGCAAAAATTGCCGGAAACAAGAAATTCAAGGCAAAGGCTTTTGAGGCACTCAGCGGAGCGCACGCCGAGTTATTTATTACCTATCTGATCTCAAGTGGAAGCGATGGTGCATCGCCAATAATCAGGCACTACTATATTGGGAGGCACCCAAGGCTTTGGGCTGAGATGCAATGACAAGGCGCGTTACAAATATCGGTTCTCAGGTCGAGTACATTGATACGTCCAACTTCAGGCGCATCACGAATATCGGCGTTCAGGTTGAGTATAACGACGAGCCGCCGCCGCCTGTTCCCCCCGACACCGCCATCCCAAAGATAGCCTATGCCGGGCGCAAGGCTAAGCTTTTCGCGGAGCTATAAGTATGCCCTTCAAGAGCAAGCGCCAGAGAGCTTATCTATTCGCCAATCACCCAAAGATGGCGCGAAAGTGGGTGAAGAAATACGGCGCAAAAATTAGGAAGAAAAAGCGTGGCGGAGGTGCGCGAAAATGACATTTCAAAGTGATGATATTTACAACGTAGAGATAGGCGGCGTTACTGTGTCTGTTTACCGGAACGCAAATGGCGAGATTGAATTTAACATTGCTTGCGGCGGCGATGATATCACCCTGTCTCACGAGCAAGCCAAGGTCTTAGATTCGACAATTATGCCAACTGCAATCAATAGGGCGAGGCCAGCAAAGGCTAATGCCTGATTCTTCGCCTGTACTCGAATACGTCGAGCGCTACCGCAAGCAATTGGAGCAATCCGACGCAGCTGCGCTAAACCGCCTGGTGGACGCTTACCGGCGGGCGTATGCGCGGCTGGCGGATAAGGCCGATCTACTATTGCTTGAAATCGGAGATAGCGCCCCTACATCCGGCCAGCTGGTCAGGCTGGCGCGCTACAAAGACCTAATGGGCCAGGCGGCGGAAGAGCTGCAAGGCTTCTCAGCCCTGACTCGCAACGAGATCGAGAAGGCCGGTGAGCTGGGCGTCAAGCTGGGCGAATTGCATGCCAGGGAACTCGTGAGCGTGACAGCTGTTGGCGATGCGTCGATGGCGGCGGGTTTCAACAAGCTGCACGCAGAGGCGGTCAAGTCGCTGCTGGGCTTCCTGGACCCGGAAGGGCCGCTGTACGAGCGGCTGGGGCTGCTTGCGCCGCATACCGCCGGGCTGGTGAGCGATGCGATAGTCGAGGGCGTTGCCCTGGGACAAAATCCCAAAGTGATCGCCAATTCGGTAAGGAACGCATTCGGGCGCGGGCTTACCGATGCGCTGCGTACGGTTCGCACGGTCCAGATTTACAGTTACCGGGAAGCAAACCGGGCCAGCTACCTGGCAAATTCTGACGTGGTGGAGGGCTGGATCTGGGGCGCAACCCTGGACGGCGACACCTGCGGCAGCTGTTGGTCCATGCACGGCAGCATTCACGGGCTTGATGAAGTTTTAGACGACCATTACTCAGGGAGATGTGCGGAGGTGCCCCTGGTCAAAGGATTCGCCAGCCCAATCACGGAGACCGGCGAGCAGGCATTCGAGCGGCTATCTGAGGCGGAGCAGCGTGGCATACTAGGGCCGGGCAAGCACGATCTGTACCAGTCTGGCCAGTTGGATTTTAGCAAGTTGTCAGTAGAGCGTGATGATAATGTTTATGGCAGGATGAGGAGCGAGGCGACACTCAAGGAGCTGAGCGGTGGCTGAATTGCCGCTTGTAGAGTTCAAGAGTGAGAGTATAATAGACGGCAGGACGCGGGTGTTGCTCCTTGCAATCCGCCAGGCGTTGATTATCGCTCTGGGCGCATTGGAGGAGTATCTGGGAATGGAGAGATCCATCATCCCGAAGAGGAAACGGTGACAGGTATAAGGGCTTATCTCTTAAAAGTGGCAGAGGACTGGAAAGCCAGGTACGGGGCGTTTCCAGAGACTATTTTTGTGTCAAAAACAATAGCTAAGAGATTGGACGAAGAGATCGAGACGGGTATCGAGCAGAATATTGATGACCTACCCGAGATAGAACCAAGAGGAGATTTTACCTATTCTTTTCGTGAAGGATAGGATAGATTTGAAGTAGCGTAATTAATAACTAAATAGCCCCTGATAGGGCACGCTACCGGGAAACCAGCGGCGGATTTCTAAGCTCACTGAGCAATCAGCGGGCGGAGAAATCCGCCGCTTTTTGTTTAATCGCAGTTTTACAGGAGGGCCGAGATGGCCGAAGAGCCGAAGAAAGAGGGCGAGACGCCCGCCGATGGGACACCACCGGCAACCCCGGAACAGCCAGCAGAACAACCCGCCGTGACGGTGGAGGGTTTGCAGGCTGAATTAGACAAGGTGCAGAAGGCGCTCAAGGAGGCCAACTCCGAGAGCGCAGCCAGGCGCAAGAAGCTGGAAGCACTCGAAAAAGCCGAGGCAGACCGCAAGCAAGCGGAGCTTAGCGAAGTGGAGAAATTGCAGGCGCAACTTAAAGAGGCGTCTGACAAGGCCGCAAAACTGGAGCGTGAGAACGCACAGCGGGCGGCAGCCGAGAAAACCGGCCTCCCCATCGCCTTCGCCAGCCGCATCCAGGGCGAGACGCCCGAAGAAATGGAAGCGGATGCTAAAACTCTGCTTGAGGCGATGCCTAAGCCCCAGCCGCCTGACCCCAAAAAGCCCGTCATCTATCCAACCAGTCCCGGCACAGGAGCCGGGAGCGGCGAGACCGACGAGCAGAAAAGGAAGCGCCTTGGACTTAGATAATCAACTCATGGAGTAACACCAATGGCACAACTCAACCTTTACAGCGATATCTCTTCTATCGCTCAGTCAGTACAAGAGGACGCCATATTCGTCGTGCGCGAGACCGGCCAGATGCAAGGGCTGGTGACCGTGTTCGCCGATATGACCGGCCTCAACACTCGCAAGGGCTACGCCTTCAACCAGGGCACCGCGCAGGTAGTCGGGGAAGATGACGACCTGACTTCCCGCGCCTTCACTCCCTCCCTGGATCAGACCTTGACCCCCGCCGAAATCGGCTTGCAGTTCTTCATCACTGACAGCCGCGCCGAAAGCGAAGCGCCGGAGAGCATCCTGCGGGATGCATCCCTTGAGCTGGGCCTGGCTGCTGGCGACACAATTAACACCGATCTGATCAGCGACATGGCCTCCCTGACCGGGGGCACCGTGGGCGCTTCCGGGACCGCTATCACCTGGGGCTACGTATCGGCTGCCATCGGGCAGGCGCGCAACGCCAACAAGTCCAATGCTATCCCGCTGGCCTGCGTGGTTCACGGATATCAGTGGAGCGTACTGGCGAAGGCTGCCAGCATCGCCGGTTCGTCTCTGGCGCAAGCCCCCGGCGTGACCGAGCAGATGACCCGCTCCGGCTTCGTGGCCGAGTTCATGGGCGTGCCTCTGTACCAGGTGTTCGGCGGCATTTCCGGCACCGACTTCACCGGCGGCGTGTTCCCCCGCGTGGCCCTGGCCATTGACTGGCGGCGCGCTATCCGGGTCCGCCCGGAGCGGGACGAGTCCCGGCGCGGCCTTGAACTGAACATGTCAGCCGTTTACGCTCATGGCGTGTGGCGGCCAACCCGCGGCATCAAGATGCTCTTCGATGCCACCGCGCCAAGCTCGTAAGTGAGAGGTGTAAATATGGCTAACACATACGACGTTCATATCGCAACCCTGTCCTTAGGCGCCTTCCTTGGCGCAACCGAGCTGCCCTTGGCGAAACTGCCCTCGGGCGGCGGCGGGATCCACGTCCTGGAGGCGAACCTGGTCGGCCCATCCGCTGGCACCGTGATCGGCGGGAAACTCGTAACCATGACCGACGCGGGCACCCCGGCTATCAACGGTACCATCGGCGCCTTCGCCGGAACCGTGGTGACTGCTGCGGGTGTGCCTGGCGAAGCGACCATCTCCGATGCGTTTGTCGATGCCGGCGAGTGGATCGGCTTCGACCAGACCTCGGGCACCGTCCCGGCCGGCACGTTCATCAGCCTGGCTTATGTTATGGGCAAATAGCCCGACAACCGCATGACCAATCCGGCGGATAGGTACACGTGACCGAAAAGGCACCCTCCAGGCCCTGCCGCCGGTTATTTGGAGGGATGAGCGCTCTTGGAGGGGCGCAAGAAATGGCTACACAGTTTCAAGAACCATCCGAACCTTACCAGTTTATAGGCAACTATAGCGGAACTGCTCAAGTAATAAATGATGCTTATTCAGGTGGATCTATTTGGCCGGGATGGCATCCTCTCACGATCCACGATGAGCCCGAACGCTGCAAATACTGCGGGCGGTTGCGCCGGAGCGACTTTCAGGATGTTTGCGATGGCTGTGGAGCACCGCTGTGAGAATACTTTTTCACAGCAACAGCCCATGGGCCTCTACCGGCTATGGAAATCAGACCCGCCTTTTCGTCCCGCGTATCAAAGCCCTGGGGCACGAGATCGCTATCTCTGCCTTCTATGGCCTAGAAGGCGGGGTACTGAACTTGGGCGGGATACTCGTGCTTCCAAGAGGCAGGACGCCTTACGGCCAGGACATCGCCGCTGAACATGCCGTAAACTTCCAGGCAGACATCCTGATCACGCTGATCGACGCATGGGTATACGACCCGGTGCAGATGCAGGCTGGCGGGGTGAAGTGGTGCCCCTGGTTCCCGATCGACCAGGAGCCGATCCCGCCGCCGGTATTGAAGCCCGTCACGCGTGCTTACCGCCGCATCGTTTTCTCGAAGTTTGGCGAGCGCATGATTAATGATGCTGGGCTAGATTGCTACTACGTGCCACATGGATGTGAAACGCAAGTGTTCAAGCCAATCGACCGGGTACAAGCGCGCGAACGGATGGGGCTGCCGCTGGACAAGTTTATTGTGGGGATGGTAGCCGCCAACAAGGGCGTGCCTCCCCGGAAGAGCTTCTTCGAGAATATTACCGCCTTCGCCGAGTTCCACAAGAAGCACCCGGATTCGATGCTGTATCTCCATACCAGCCCCGGAACCTACCAAGGAGCGAATGAGGCCAACCTGATCGAGTTTATCGAGTATGTCGGGCTGAAAGGCGGCCAGGATGTCAAGTTGCCGAACCCTTACCAGCTGTGGAACGGGTTCCCGGATGATGCGATGGTGGATCTCTACAATGCCTTCGACGTGTTCCAGCTGGTCAGTATGGGTGAGGGCTTTGGGATCCCGATACTGGAGGCGCAAGCCTGCGGGTGCCCCGTTATCGTGGGTGACTGGACGGCGATGAGCGAAATGTGTTTTAGCGGCTGGAAGGTGGACAAGAAGGACACGATCCCATTCTGGACGCCGCTGGCTTCTTACCAGTTCATTCCTAAAGTCGGGGCGATTGTAGAGCGCCTGGAAGCGGCTTACCGCGCTCGTGGTGACTCCTCATACCGCGAGCGCGCCCGGTCCGGGGCGGTCAAATACGACGCCGATAAGGTGACTGAGAAGTATTGGAAGCCGGTACTGGCGGAAATCGAAGCGGATGTGAATGCGTGGAAGGGCGTAAGCGTTCCGGTAGAGGGCGAACTCGTTCGCACGCCATTGGAGGCGGTGCCCGTTGAAAGTTAGCGTGATAACCCCCTGGTTGAACCACTCTGAGCTGTGCCCGGTCTACGAGCGCAGTATAAAGGGAGCGCAGGTGGTCGTGATCGATAACGGCAGCATCGAGAGCCATAAATGGGCGATCAAAGGGATGGTCAAGCGCCTGGGCGGCGTTTACATCCGCAATGAGGAAAACCGCCTGTTCGCAGCTGCCAACAACCAGGGGCTTGAACGGGCAACCAGCGAAATCGTCCTCTTCATGAATAATGACGTGGAATGCCGGCCGGGGTTTCTGGACAAGGTGGCCGCCGACGTCAAACCGGGCGGGCTGTATGGGCCTTCGCTGCTTGCCAAGCACGGCCTGGCATACCTGGAAGGCTGGTGCATCGCCGCTTATCGGGATGTGTGGCTATCGCTGAATGGCTGGGATGATGTCTATTACCAGGGGCTTTATTGGGAAGATAACGACTTGTGCTGGCGGGCGACTCGGATGGGTTATACCTTGAATGAGGTAGATTGGGCGATCTACCATTACAACAACTATACGTCGGGAAACATGCCCGGAGCGATGGACAAGAGCGCAGAGAACGAAGTGAAGTTCCTGGAAAGAGTGAGGGCGGGGGTGGCTGCATGAGATTCGAGATGAAACTGGTCACAGCTTGTAATGCTGGCTGGTTTGGGCGCATCGTTCCCTATCTGGATAGTCTCAAACAGAATGCCGATTTCCCGGCGACGCTGGTATCTGTCGGCTTCGAGGGTGCTTATCCCGGTGTCGAATGTATCCCACTCACCCGCGTGCAGAACGCAGGCAGCCCGCTCGAAACCGAAAGCCCGCAGCATGGCGGTTTCTTGCATGTGCTTCCGGGCGCCGACGATGAACTGCTCATTTTTACCGATGGCGATATCGTCCTACAAAGACCGCTCACTATCCAGGAGCACGCCTGGCTGGGGAGTATCCCCTTTGGATTTGTATCCTGCGGTTGGAACAGCGGCCCGGCTGAAACGTTGGAAGTGGAAGCTAACCGCTTATTCCCCCGCGTAACGATGGAACAGCTGGCGGCGAGACTTGGCAGCATCGCCCGCACCGCGCCCTGCTACAACATTGGCGTATTCGCCGCTCACCGCCAGACCTACCGGCGCATCTACGAGGCTTACATGCCGCTATGGAAGATTGCAACCGACGCGTTCCAGCACCCGGCCCGCCAGCAATGGCTAGTCAATTACGTAATAGCGACGCTGGGCATCCCGGTTATCCACATGGATTACAGCTTCCACGCCAACGGGCATTACGGCATCCCGTCAGGAGTGGAGCTGGTAAACGGGGCAGCTTTATACCAGGGCGAGATGGTCGCCTTCAGGCACAGATTATGACTGACTTATACCGCGACCCGGACGCTCCCGTACAACCCGATCAGTTCGCGGCTGAGTTTGGCGAGCTGTTGAACCTTTACGAAGAGCTACAGCCGCGGTGCATCCTTGAGATCGGCGTCAGGGAAGGCGGGACGCTTTACCAGTGGATGAAACATACCAGGCCGGGAGCATTGATAGTGGCGATAGACCTGCCTGGCGTGCGCTGGGGCAATCCTCGCAAGCAGCCTAATGTGGAAACCTGGCAGGCGTGGGCAGCTGAGTTTGGACACGAGATCCACGTCTATTTCGGAAACAGCCAGTGGCAGGAAGCGCAGTTTTTCGCCGGGAAATACTCGCCATTTGACTTCGTTTTCTTGGACGCCGATCATACTTACGAGGGCGTTAAGAGCGACTTTAAGGCATACGGGCTAATGGCAAGGGCGGGGGGCGGCGTGGTCGCAATCCATGACATACTACCGGATGACACGGATGAGCTGATCCAGGTGGGCCGGTTTTGGGAAGAATTGAAGGCCGGGCTGACCTGGCTGGAGTACACCAGCGGCCAGGTGGAGCGCCGCGGGATTGGGGTGGTCTATGTTTGATTACCTGGTTATTGGAGCTGGTTTATTCGGAGCGACAGTTGCCCGCGAATTAAAGGATGCGGGGAAGTCCGTATTGGTATTGGAAAGACGGGACCACATCGCGGGCAACTGCTTCGATGAGGAGGTCGAGGGTATCCGGGTCAACCGCTACGGCGGGCACATCTTCCACACCAATTCAGCCCGCATCTGGAGGTGGATCAACCGCTTTACCCTATTCGAGCCATACGAGCACCGCGTGAGGGCTTGCTGCAAAGGCAGGGTTTACAGCTTCCCGCCTAACCTGCTCACAGTCCAGGAGCTGGGCGTGCCGCAGAGCCGGGCGCTGGAGTTGATACTGGACATGTTCTATGTGGGTTATTCCGAGAAACAGTGGGGCATGCCATTCGCAGACATCCCCCCCAGCCTGTATGCCCGCGTGCCTGTCCGGGATACCTACGACGACCGCTATTTCAGCGACCGTTATCAGGGGCTGCCGGCGAACGGGTATACCGCTATGGTCAAGGCCATGTTGCGCGATGTCCCGGTACAGATTGGCGTGGACTACCTGGTAGATAAGTCTTATTGGGACAGGCAGGCGAAGCAAGTGATTTACAGCGGCGCAATCGATGAGCTATACGGCTATGACCTGGGGCAACTCGAATACCGCAGCCTGCGCTTCGAGAACGAAA